CAGACCTCCCTGCGACTAGACGTTCCCCTGTGGTGAATGCTCTTCTGGCTTCCTGTGGCGGCGGGGCGAAGCTCCTTGGAGTGGGAGCGGTCCAAGCAACCGTTCCGGATGACGGGGTGTACCTGATTCTGGAGTCCGCGGGGCGACGGGAGTTGGTTTTTCCTTCTCTCCAAGCCAGGTTGTGGCGATATTCTCTCATGCGGGAGAGGACGCCTGCGTTGCTTCTCGGGGTTCGTGCCCGGGCTGCGCAGTGGTTTAGTGAGGTTGGGGTTCCTGGGTACGTTGTATCTTTGGCCCTTCCCGCGGCCGTGGCTCGTACCATGGTCGACACCACGACAGAGATTGCCGCCCGGTCTCTGTTGGCTTCGTATGGGCGGTCCTCCCTTCTCTTCCCCTTGTCAAGCTAGGCGAGCTCCGTCTGTGTGGGTGGGGTGTGTGCTGGTCGCGTTCTGACAGCTGCGCCCTATGGGTCCCTGGACCTTACCCGTGTGGATGTGGGCTCGTGTGGGGAGAGTCGTAGGCAAATGCGTACTGCGTGGGTGACTGGCGTCGAGGGCACTTGGTTGCCAGCCGTCCATGCAGTGTGCCCTCACAATGAGATCGCGGCGCTTTGTTTGCGCGTTCTCGCTCCATTGCCCAACCGGGTGTTCGAACCTCTTGGGGCGGACGTTTTGCGGGTGTTTAGGCACTTGCGGCGTCTGGCGGGTTCGTATACGCGCTGTAAGTGGAGTCTGCAGGAGACGGCTGAGTCTTATAAAGGCATGCTCAGACGTCGCTACATCGAGGCGGCGCGCTCGCTGAACGAGGACTCCCTAGTGCTCAGGGAGGATGCTCGTTTGTCGTGCTTCCTGAAGGCCGAGAAGCTTAATGTCGGGCCCAAGTTTCCCAAGCCCAGGTTGATCTTTCCTAGATCGCCTAGGTATAACTTGTGCCTGGCGTCTCGGCTGAAGCCCTTTGAGCACTGGCTGTGGGGTCGCCTCACTGCCAGGGGTCTTGGGTGTAGCGGGGTAGGCAGGCTTGTGGCAAAGGGTCTCAACCCGATGCAGAGGGCCAACCTCATCGTCCGTAAGTTTTCGAACCTTGAGGACTGCGTGGTGTTTGAAGTGGACGGCAAGACTTGGGAGGCCCATACTGGGCCGGCCCTACTGGCTGCAGAGCACGGTGTGTACGCGTCTGCTTACCCTGGTGACGTGGGTTTGCAGGCGCTCCTCCGTGAGCAACTTCGCCTGACTGGGAGGTTGCCGTGCGGCGCGAAGTTTTCTCGTCCTGGTGGTAGGGCTAGCGGTG